ACTCTTTGCCCTGAAATGACATTGACATAGCCCTGTGAAATTTTTAAAAATAATCCCATATTCTTGTCAGGGGGCACCCAATCTCAGGAAAATGGGAATGATGCCGGGAATGGGTGGGATCTGGTGGGATTGAGTGGGAAGGCTGGAGCAAGAACCAGGGCCGGTGGTGCTTTCAAGCAAGGGGATGATCTGGGGCCTTGACGCTGATGCCGTGAATGTGCCTGAAAATTCAATCTCAGGAAATTATCCATTTCAGCCGCTCTTTTTCACACAATCTCAGACTTTTAAAATTTAATTTCATCTCGAATGTTACGTGATTTTAAGGCGTTGTCGCCTTCATTCCTCAAAATTTCTTTCCAACTTCGTTTTTTTTCGGCTTTTTTGAGCAATATTTTAAAATCAGCTACAGACAAGGATCTTGTGAATTTGGGAAAACCGATAAAAAAATAAAGTTGGAAATTTTTAAGCCGTTTTTGGTTAAGTTGTGGCGGTTGTTGTGAAAAAAAAATAACCCAGCAAGGTGGGCTTCGATCCCACGATATGCCCGGGAGTTTTTTTTCACCTCCCGGACCCCGCTGCCACCTACGACCGTCATGCCGGGCTCCAGCATATTTAACCCTGGTTGTTTTAAAAAATCAATAACCGGTGTCATTTGGCCCTGGGGGAGGCATGGAATACGGCTGTTGATTTTTTGGGCAAAAGCAACACCAATTTTAAAAAGGGAGAATCCTCCACTTTAAAGCCCTCTCTCGCTCTTGGCCTATATATTAATGTTGTTCTCACCCCACCCAATTTTTATCTTTGAATCACAGCCCGGCAAGGCGGGCTTCGATCCCACCTTTTAAAAAGGAGAACCCTCCCTTTTAAAAACCCTCACCTAACCTTGACCTATAATTAATGTTGCCCCCCAGTCCGCCCTATTTTTTGTCATCTGGTGGTATTTTGGCTGAATATCTTCATGGGCAACTTTTAGTTTCCATAGCAATTGAAGCATGTTCATTGCTCAATAAGTCCCATTAGTTTTTCAAAAACTTGTACTTCAAAACCCCTATCCATAATAAAAAAATGTTCATACAAACCACATATTATCTGGGCTTTACGCTGAGGTTTAAAAAAAAGGTCATTTCTCAAAGAATATTCTTCAAACGCCACTATGACAGCTGATAGTAAAGTTAAATCTATTTGATTTGTTGATGGGCCATGGGTGGTGGTTATTGTCTCCATATTGTCAGTAGGGGAACCTTTTTCAAGTTCCAAATCTACCGCGTCTCTTGATTTTATATCACTATTTTCATTTGAAGAATTTTTAGACGCTTCTTGCTTTTTTGTAACAACCTTGGCGTATATCGGAGGTAAATCACCATGGAAAAGCCAATCTAATGGCGCATTGAATTTTTTGCCAATATCAACTATCCAACCAGGGGGAATTTTATTTCTTTTGCGGGCCGCACCAATGCTTTGCCTTTTAATGCCTAATTCTTTTGCGAGCTCCCGATCAGAGGTAACTCCGCAGGCTTCTTTTAGTCTATTGATTATATCATCGACAGTATTTTCTTGATCAATTTTTTCAGACAATCTCGCCAGCTCTTTTTTTTCCCAATACTTTTGAAGACGTTCTGAATTGTCATTATCCATAGACACCTCAAAAAAAAAATACCTGGCAGGCAAATTTTTGTTGACAGGCAACTAAATATTGCTATACCTTGGGCATTAGGTTACAAAACAATACTTTGTATGTAATTGATTATGGGAAAAAACACAATGTCTAAATTCAGAGAAAATCCAGACGTCAGGGCGGTCCAAATGGAGTTTCCTTGGTCAGATTTTCCCAGTCAAGCACACAGAGCAGGCAGCTTCAGGCGGCATGAAGCTGTTTGTGAAGCGTTGAAAACAGCATTGAGCCGCTGCGGGCTTGGCCGGGAAACTGTAGCGGATGAACTGAGCCGCCTCACCGGGGAAAAGATTTCTGTAAATCACCTCAACAACTGGACAGCAGAATCCAAAAACGGCTGGAGGCTTCCCCTGGAGTATGTGGCAGCGCTGACCATCATCACCCGGGACAAAGGCATCATTCAGGCTGCCCTGAACAATTCCGGCTTGATGGTTTTGGACAAGGAACAGGCAGATTATTACGAACTTGGCAAGATAACGGCTGAAAGCCGCGTCAAAAACAAGAAGGTAAAAAATATTTATGGGAGGTTGGGGATATGAGCGAATTACAGGACTCCACGATTATTAGCATCAAGGTCTGGATGGTGAGGAATGGACTGAGTGTTTCCAGGATTGCCAAAGAATACGGCTGCACGTGGGCAATGGTTTACCAGCTGATCAGAGGACGAAAAACATCAAAGGGCCTGGTGGATTTCATGGTGAATCTGGGATGCCCTGCTGAGTGCTTTGATGGCGGGCGGATAGCAGGGGCTTCAGAAGGAGAAAAGAATTATGAGCACGCATAGACAAATTAAACCGGCGGAATCGACCTTGGACACACCAGGTTTTTTAGCAGATCAAACCCGGCCCGTTCATATTCCGTCTGATATTAAGGCGGATCTGGAGCGCATTGTTGAGTTTTCTATAAACTCAGCCAATCCCATGGGATCAGTGGATGACCTGGTGCGCTATACCCTGGGGTGTCTGGTGGACGGGTTCAACCGGCCGGGCTCATGGGAGTCTGAAATGCTGGAGAGAATGGGGCTTGTGTCATGATCAGATGCTCGAACACCGTCATTATCGTGCTGATCGTTTGCCTGGCTTTTTATTTCATCATCGCCAGGGTGCTGGAATACAGGCTGGAAAAGATTAAGAGCGAGACTGAGCGGCAATTGCAAGTGGTTCTTTTCGACCATGGATATCTGGAAAGACACCACGGACACCTGGAGAAGCTGCTTGAGGCAATAGGAAAGAAGAGGGGTTTGTAACAACCGGGAATAGGCTTAGGGGCGGCCGGGTTCCTGATCAAGGAGATTATTACAATGGCTGGAAAGAATGAGTTGATACAGAGCGGTTTGCTGGATCTGGATATTTTATCAGCGGATGAAGAAGCGGAGCTCATAAAGTGCGAACAAGTGATTGAAAATGGGCTGGGCACATTTCTGGATGTGGGCCGCGCCTTGGCGGATATCCGGGATAATCGGCTGTACAAGGCCACGCACAAGACGTTTGAACTGTATTGTAAGGATCGGTGGGATCTGGGTAAGGCGCATGCTTATCGTCAAATAGATGGATACGAGGCGGTGACTCTCCTTGAACAAAAAAGGTCTCCAATTGGAGACAAAATGGAATCTGAATATTCTGATTCAGTGAACGAGATCCCTCAAGAAATGATCCTTCCCCGCAACGAAGCCCAGGTCAGACCGCTTACAAAGCTCACGCCGGATCAGCAGGTGGAAGCCTGGGCTCTGGTTCTGGAATGGGTGAATGGCGGAGCAAAGCTGACTTCTTTCCTGGTTGGCAAGGCAGCCAAACGGGTGAAAGGAGCATCAGTGAAGGAGGTTGTGGCTAATACGAAAAAAGAGATCACAGAGCCATCCTCCCTGGTGTCAAAGTTGTTTCTCAGGCAGATGGAAATCCTGACGGAGATTATTGAAGGCGAATATAACAGCGGGTGGCGGACGACCTCTAAAAAAGAGGTGGCTTTAAGATTAACCAAGCTGCTGAAGGCTGTGGATGAAATGGTTTAAAGGGGCGGTGTGATGGGTGCTTTGGTTGCTCAAAAGTATATATCGGATGCTATGGGTGTAGGTCAAAAAGCCTTACAACTGAGGGCGGTAAAAGAAGCCTGGCCTAAGATCCAAAAACAGAAGCAGGGTGGAAACGAAAGTTTTTTCATCCGGGACCTGCTGCCGATACCGGTCCGTGAAAAGTTGGTGGCGCATGATGCAGTGACCGGAGCTGCAATCACTGACGCAACCTTTCATGACAATGTGCCGGCAAAATCCAAAAAGATCGGCGAGGCCAAATATAATCTGGTTCACGCTTACCGGGTAGCCAAAGAAAAAGCCCCCTGGGGAGAAAAAACAAGAGCGGCTGAAGACTTCCTTCTGGCCTACAATGCCGGAGTGCTGATGCCTCAGATCTATAACCGGGTGGGAGAGATCCAGATAAAGACATTGGAAGCCCTGGATAAGCGGCTGCGGAAACACGATGACAATTATCTGTGTCTTTGTGACGGCCGGGGTGGATGGAGAAAGCACGGCACAACAAAATATAAAGGCCGACAGGTTTCTGAAGCGACCAAGGCTGTGTTGCTCCAGTGCTATCTGCACGGCTCCAGACCCTCAATTAAGATGGCGATTCGGGCGGCTCGGGTCACCCTGGAAAAAAACGGGGAACCGGTGCTGGTAAGTGATAGTACTCTGCGGCGGTGGCTGCGGGATTATGAAAAATACAATGCAGGTCCGGTATGTCTGGCCAGGGATGGGATGAAGGCTTATATCGACCGGTTTGGGAGTTATATCACCCGGGAAGCCAGCACGTTGAAGGTTGGCCAGTGTCTGGTGGCCGATGGTAAAACCTTGAATTTTTTCATCCGGCATCCGGAAACCGGCCGGCCCTGCCGCATGACTCTGTTGGTGTTTTTTGATTGGGCTTCCCGATATCCATGTGGGTGGCAGATCCTTCCGTCAGAAAATCAATTTGGCATTCTGGCAGCGTTTCGCAATGCAGTACAGGCTTTGGGCCGATATCCGGACTCTGTTTATTTGGATAACGGCAAAGCCTTCAAATCCAAGCTGTTCACCGGGGATGGCCGGGATATGGATTTTGAAGAAATGGCCGGCCTGTATGCCCGGGTGGGAACTGCTGCCATGTTTGCCAAGCCCTATAATGGCCGGTCCAAAGTCGTGGAACGATTCTTTGAAACTTTGCAGAGTCAGTTGGAATTTATGATGCCTTCCTACTGCGGTGATTCGATCTTGACAAAGCCGCCATGGATGCACAGGAACGAAACCTATCAACAGGCTCTTCATGAAGCCCGGACCCACAATTGGATACCCTCCATCCGCGAGGCCGCACTGATCATAGCCGCCTATTTCAAGTGGTATGCAGATCAGCCACACCAGGGACTGGGAGATAAAACGCCGGCTGAGGTGTTTCTTCCGAATCGAGGCCCCGGGGTGGACCCCAGGCAGCTGGCCTATGACTTTATGTGGCGCAAGGCCCCGGTATATGCCCGGCGGTGCCGGATCACGCTTTGGGGGATCGAATATGAATCAGATGCCTTGCAGAATCTTTCACCAAAACTTCCGCTTCAGGCCCGGATCGATACGGCAGATATGTCACAGATCTATGTCTACACACAAGAAGGGGTATTTCTGGGTGAAGCATGGCCGGTTCAAGCCTGTCATCCACTGGCCCGGCTGTTCGGAGACCAGGTGAGCATGGATCAGGTGGCGGCGGAAAACAAACGCCAGAACCGCCAGATCCGGAATGCCAAACGGCACCTGACAGCTATAGGAATCTCAGAAGAATCTCAACGGGTGCTGGATATCCTGCCGTTCAATACCAAGGTGCCGGTGATAGCTGATGCGGGCCGGGATGCCCAGGCAGCAGAACCCCCGGCCCAGGAGCTGCCGGATTCGGATGTGAAGCGGCTGGAACAGGTGGCCAGGCTGGCGGAACAGCAGGAAAATGCCGGCCCGGATGCGGATGATGACCGGCTGGCCAGGGTTGCGGAAGCAGCAAAGCAGCAGGCGGAAACCCTTCCGGAGATTCCCCGGCCGAAGTTCTGGGGGTCAGATCTGGAGCACTATGAGTGGTGTTTTTCCCTGGTACATAAACACGGCCGGACACCAGAACCGGCAGACCAGGTTTTTATGACGGAGTTTGAATCGCTGCCGGAGTTTGAACACTACCGGCAGCGCTTTGAAGATTTAAAGCTGATTTATCAATAACCTGAAGTGAAAGGAGAGGCATGAAAAACATTTTTATTGAAACTGCCCGGGTGATGGCTTTCCGCGAGGCTGCCAATGTGGTGGCCGATACGGTCAAGGGCCAGCCGGGCCTGATGATGGCCTGGGGATACGCGGGCCGGGGTAAAACCATGTGCGCCAGAGAATATGCCGTCAGGACGGCGGATGCCGTGTATGTGCGGGTGTATGAGGGGTGGACCCCCCGGGGGATGCTGGCCCGGATCTGTCGCGAAATCAACGGCATGAACCCGGCCCGGGTGGAGCTGGCCAAACAGGTGATCATCGAAGAGCTGGACAGCCGGCCCCGGGTGTTGCTCATGGATGAAGCTGACCGCCTGAGCACCGGCAATATCGAGCATCTGCGAGATATCCATGACGAAACCGGAGCCCCCATAATCCTGATCGGGGAACCCAGCCTTTATGGCCGCCTCAAAACCCGACGGCGGGTCTGGGAGCGAGTCACTCGCTCTGTTGAGTTCGGCCAGGTAACGGATGAAGATGTGGTGGTATTCGGCGTGCGGGCTTGTGATCTGAAGATCGAGGCAGCAGCGGCCCGGTATCTGGTGAAGCGCTGCCAGGGATCTTTCCGGCTGCTGTTTCATCTGATGCTGGATCTGGAACGGGTGGCCCGGGCCAACAAAACCAAGGAGGTAACTCTTGAGCTGGTGCAGTCCCTTCCGGATCGGCGCAAGGCTCCCACGCCTGAAAAGGAACCCAGATAATGAAGAAGCAGACAGACACGGCCACCAGCATTGTGAGGGCGTTTGCAGCGGCATCCGGCACTTTCCGAAAGATCGAGGCTCAGGCTGCCCTGGGTCTCACAATGAATCAGATCAAACGGGCGGTGGATACCCTGTATCGTCAGGGGTATCTGCGTCGGATACAGCACGGGCTTTACCAGGCATGTCATGTAGTGGAAACCCCGATTGGTGACTGTAACGACAAGATCTGGCGGGCCATGAAAGTCAGCAGCACGTTTTCAGCTGCGGAAATCGCCCGGCTGGCATCTTCCACCCGGTCCTATGTTTACAAGCGGTTCCGCCAGTTCCGGGCGGATGGGTTAATCAAGCCAGCCGGAGTCCGGCCCACCTATGGTTCCGGGACGGAAAAGCTGTGGCGGCTGACGTTGAAGGGCAAAGAAAAGGCCCAGGCCCCCACGGAATCGGCGTATAAACCAGACCCGGTGGTTATGGCAACGGTGAACCTGAACCGGCTGATCTGCTCAGGCACTGCGGTGAGAGATGCAGATGCTGCCAGGGAGGCAATAAGTCTCATGCAGGTCATCATGGAAGCCATGAAAGGCGTTCTTGATGAGGGATAGTGTCATCATAAGCGGAGGGCCGGAAAAGGCTTTCTGTGGGTCAGGAATTGCCATGGAGTGCCGGGCAGAAAAACAGGCCGCCAAAAATGCCGTTAAATACTCGAAAATGAGCCAGGCGGAGTATCTGAGTATTCGGAAGAGGCACAAAGGGGTTTTTTTAAGGGGTTTTGCAGGTTTTTTGACGATATTTGAGGTTGAACACCACCGGAGGAAAGTAGAAACCGGAATTTTCAGCATAAAATCAGGTTTTTTGCAGAAAATTCCGGCACCCTTCAATGACCCCGCCAAAAGGCATTATGCCCTACCAAGAAGACCGGGGAGGCCAATGCTTATTCTCAAGCTATCAAAACGTGATTCGCCTGTCAACTCCATGTTGATTTTTGGCGACTCGAAATCGAAAGGGGGACGTCATGAGTAACAAAGCGTCTTCGATTTATGAGCAGCAGAACAAGATCATCCATACCGCTTTAAAAATTCTGGGGATGTCCTACAAGTCGGATAAGGTAGAGCTGGTGGCGCTGTTTACCCAGATTGCCGGCCGTCAGGTGAACGGGCTGAGTGACTTGAATCTGGTGGAACGGAACCAGGTTATCGGCCACTTCAAAAGATGCGGGCTGGATCTGTTTAAACCGGCTGTCGCTGACAATATCCGCGACTGGCGGAAGGGTGATCCTGATATGGAATGCCAGAAAATGGAGAGGCCGATTTCTGTTCCCCGGAACAAGAAAAGGCTGATCAACAAGATCTGGGCTGTGTTGACGGATCTGGATCTTCCCTGGCGGTATGCGGACGGCATTTCAAAGAGAATGTTTGGCATAAAAGTTGTTGAATGGTGCAGTGCTGAACAGCTTGGCAAGGTGGTGGTGGCGCTGTCTGTTGCTCAAAGAAAGCGTTATTCCCGTTTTGGCGTTAAAGCTCCGACTGGCAGAAGAGTTGGAACCAAATAAGATAATTTTTAAACAACTTAAGGAGAAACAATGTATCGATTTTTTTCAAACGGGGACAGGGCACAGGATCTTATTGACTGGGCCACCAGAGTTGAGGCCCTTGGGATTGCCATTGAAGGGTTGGATAGTGATGACTACCAGAACGTTATACCAGTGTTGGGCCAGATTGTTCATGATTATGGATCTGCACTCAGAAGCATGCTGGATCTGGAATACAGCAATATCTATAAGGCCATCGGGAAATGCGACGATCCGGACGTGATTGATATTGAGCAAAGCTATAAAAGAGCCCGCATTGTAAATGTCAATTCGTCCAAGCCCTCAATGAGAACGGAGGAGATCCAGGAGGTATTGGAAAAAATCGAGGCATTCAAAAAAAAGGTTTCTCCGGTATTTGAGATCGAATCCGAACTGAAAAAGGCAGCTGGAAGGCGGGTTGCTTAACGGCTCCAAAGACGGTTTTAACAGGAGATTATTGATGGAAAAAACATCCCATGATTCGGCTGATACAATGCGGGAAAACCTGCTGAAGACTGCCGCACGGCAGCTTGAAAATTTACTGACACTCACCCAGATACCCAGGAAAGCCAGCTACGCGCCCGGCGAGGTTTGCCGGATACTGGGGATCTCCTCCACCACGCTCTGGCGGAAAACGGAAAAATTTGACCTGGACCCGAACACCCGGCGGCCCATGTATCCGGATGCCCTTGATTCGTACAAGGTAGGGATTCACAAGAGAGTAGCTTATGCGGAGCTGGTCAGTTATCTTGCCAGAAACCGCACATATACCCGGAACTTGTCAGAATAAAAATGAATGTGCCGTTTAAAATAACTGTAAAAATCGAACCCAAGGGATGGCTTGGCCATGCTGAATACGCTCTGAAGTTCTTTGGAGCTGCTTTGGGGTTTCTTTTTGGCAGGGACTGTCGTCTAAATTTAAGCGGGGTGATTTCCGGGTATCCGAATCACCCCCAAGAAGACCACCTCAAAAATGAGGTGGTTGCCCTCATCGTCTCCGCTGACAATCTGCAATAAGGATAGGTGATGCAATGGAAGGTATATCAGGGTTTGAGGTGATCATGGTTGTTGTTTTTGCCTTGGTGGTTTGGCTTGTTTTTCTGGTGGCCTTGTCCGCATTGGTTAAAGGCGGGGTAGCCAGGGGAGCTGGCTCATGGCCTCCGCTCCCCACTCCAGGGAAGGCCGGGAAAAAACAGGATGTGGGAAAACGATAGATGATGAAAACGACTCGGCGCAACTTTGCGCCGAGTTAAAATTATTGTGAAAAACGCAATGGGAGAAAAAAAGGGCAATGGATTTGTTGAATGAGTGGGTTGAAATTTTTCGGGCGGGGGAACACGTCAGTAAAGGCGGGCAGCGGGAAAATTGGGGTGAGGCGGATCTTGACGAGATCGTAAGAAATTATAACTCCAAAGAAGCTGAAGCCCCGCTTGTTTCGGGGTATCCAAAAGATAGTGATCCTGCATATGGGTGGGTTGAGGGTTTGAAGAGGGCAGGGTCTATTCTGCTGGCTAAGTTCAAGCAGGTACAACCCGATTTTGCCAGAGCAGTAAGGGAAGGTCGATACAAGAAGCGCTCTATCTCTCTTCTACCTGGCAACCACTTGCGGCATGTGGGGTTTATCGGTGTAGAAGTGGCGATTCCGGGTTTGGCTGATTTGAGTTGTGGTGGCCAAACATCAGACAGTTTATTTATAATCGATATGCATGGAGGGCATATAAAAAATGATTTTTCTGAAGTAGATGACGGATTACCTTTTTCTTCAATAAATGAAATTTTTAAACGTATATAATAATTAAACAAGGGAGAAAAGAAATGACACAAGCATCAGAGAACTATTCAAAACACTTTAAAGGTTTGTTTTCAAAAGAAGTTTTACCACGGTTGAAAGAGCAGCTGTCGGCCGTGAAATTGTTTGAAGACAAAAAAGCGTCTTTGACAAAAACGCATGCTCATAACGAGGAAAAAATAGCAAGACTGGATAAAGATCTTGCAGCCCTAAGGCAAGAATCCATTCAACAGGTTTTATCTGACGGTAAGAGTGACGAATATGCCTTAAAGGTGGCCAAATTGAAAGCCAATATTGCGTTGATGAGGGACACCCAGGCAGAAATACAAGAACATTTGTTGCCGGAGGTCGAATCAAGGCTTGATCAGGCATATGTGGAATTGAAAGAAAAGGCGAATGAGCTGGTTGGTCATATTTCATATCAAGTAAGAAAAGACATCTTTGATTCGGCAAAAGCTGCTGTTGAAAAGACAAGAGGTTATGAGGATGCCCTGCATTCTTTTTCCGATGAAACGCTGCGGTTGCCAATGCGTTTTCATCATCTTGATTACTCCAATTGCCCGGATTTTCCCGATTTAGAAGCGGTGGTTGAGGCTGGGGAACAGGATAGCTTGGATGGTCAAAAAAAGAATGAACAAGAAGTGGTGAAATAAAAATAGCAATCTCCTGCAATTTATACAAATAAGAAGAGGGGGAGGGCTGAAAATTTGGTTCAATCTCCCCCTTGCTCTTTTAATTTTTGAAATGGGAATTGATATTATGGTGGCAAGAACACAAGACCAGACAAAGATTGCCCCGCCGGGTTGCAAATTCGGCTCACAACACCTTGTTGTGGAAGGCACAAAAACAAGGAGCTTGAGGGTGCCTGTTTATAGCTGCTTTCAGGAAGGTAGGCGGGTGGTGAGTCGATGTGCCTGAAGAGAGGTTGCGGCCGAAATGGTCATGCACAGGGGCGAGGGGCGGTGGCCGGCTCCGGCGGCGGGCACGGCACGGACAAAGTGGCATGGCGGAGCATCGCCTTCATTACTTTTGTCCGGCCCCAGGAGAATGATATATGGGAGAAACCGGGCCGGTCCGCACCCCGGCACGCAACATGTGGCACGATGGGGCGGCCCCCCATCACATGCTGCGTTCCCATATGGATATAATATCCAAACATCAGGAGATCGTCAATGGCAAACCGGGTTGAGACGTTCAAGACCGGCACCCGCGCCACCAACAATGGCAAGGAAGCCGCCTTGATATCCGGAGATCTGGTCGACCTTGCCCAGGGGGTTGCCCCCCCTCAGTATCATTGGCTCCCTGGTGTTTCGAAACCCCAAGAAACCTATTGATCATGTTTTATGACGTCATAAAAGGAGGGTTAATGGCTTGTTTTCCGATGGAAGGGCCAGGGAGACGGTATCTATGGTGCAGGAAGTATGACCGCTGCCTTGATTTGGCCATTGATAACGGGTGGCGAAGTTTTAACTGTGACAGATGCACCTCCCCAGATCTTGGCCGCCTGTCTTCTATTGGTCCTGTATTGATACCCGATTATAGCGATAAGGATTTCTTGTTTGAAGAGGATTGGGAACCGGTGGTTTGCTGGGGCTCTTTTGGATTGCCTTGTAACAGCGACAATGCGGGAATTGACCCACTCAAGCCGCAACAGAATTTGACTGGAGGTCATTATGAATGAGATTGCCGAATACAAACACATCTATCAACAGTGCAATAAATTTAATCATGAGCTGGCCCAGATCATAGCAGGTCTAGACCGAATGCGGGCACAAAAGATCGGTATTCTACTTGGTCTGCCCGGTATGGTATTCGCTGTATTGAAGCACAGCCGGGATTCCCAGAATATTATCGATGAAATCAAAGCGGCATTCTTCCGGTGCCGCTGCGACGGCAATAAAAATATCAGGGATTTGAGCATTCAGATCGGGGAAAAACTACTTGATCTTGCCACCGAGGCCCGAGACCAATATTGCAGCCTGAACGAGTCCGCCTCCAGGATAGCGGTTATCCGATTCCTTCTGTGTAAAGCCGTCCAGAACACGCTGATTGACTGGGACGACCTGGTGGAAGACCTGACCATCAGCTCAGACATGGAGTGTCGTGATATCATGCTCAGATTCTGTCAGAGTGTCTTATAAAGTAGTTGAACCCGGACTCCTCAAAATTGGGGAGTCCTTTAGGGTTAAGGTATACCTTCCTTGAATCAGCCTGGATATTCCCACCTTCCCCTTGACAGTGATAGCCACAATGTTTTAATTGTCCTCTCTGAGGGTAATTAAAAGGCTTATTTTTCATCCCCCTACGACAACAAAAACGTATTTGATCTCCGCAAAATTGAAGGAATCTTTCGGTGATTTTAAATTTTAAAAGTCTGAGATTGTGTGGTAAATTCTCTGAGATTGAGTGCTCCGTTATAAGAAAAAATTGACCACAGAAAACACCGTTGTTTATTGGGGGTACGATGATAAAATATAGAGAACCTATGAAAATCAAAAAAGGATTTCAACTTACGCT